TTACGGCCTTCATAAAATTGTTGCGTCTTTGAGATTGTCCCAAATATCTCGAATTTCATCGGGGTCAGTCCGAAGAAAATCCGACTGATTCGAATGGTCAATCCGCGCTCCGCCCATCATTCCGTGCTGCGGCCAGTCGTCTTCCCACGGATTTGTGGGAACGGCTGCATCGCCCTTCATGCTGGGAATTACCCCGGAACCTTTACGTGCGGCAAAAACGAAAAGCGTTAACGAGTCCGCTTCGTCCGGGGACTTAAACCCCCGGGATTTATAATCCTTTTTTGATTCTACCTTCTTTCGGATACCGCTTCGGTATTGCCGTTGTGTAAGCTGTTGGTTCAGCTTGCTCATATCCATCTTTGGGCTAATGAGCAGATACCCAAACTCTCCCCATGCGCGCAACGCAAAGCACAACTCAGAAGCCATGCGTTCAAATTCCTCTTCGCAAGTCTTCGTATCCTCCATCATCAGCTTTTCTTTGCTCGCTCCTTCGGAATAATTAACCGCATGGATGGCCCCAGACCAATCGTGCTTGATTAGGTCGGCCACTCCTCGACCGTGCCCCGTGGCGTCGCACGCAAAATATTCGGGGCGCACTCCGGCACGCTTACAGATGTCGATAATAGAGCGTGACATCGCAACGGTTTCCCCCGGTGGAAGATTAAATTGGCTCTCTGCAAGAAGCCCCCAACGAGGAATCACGTTTCCCCGGGCGTCTTTGAATAAAGTTGTTCGTCCTTGGGGAAAATCCAACGAAGGGGGAGATTTCATGCCGGTTGCCATTCCCCATTTCCCAAGCGTAAAGGTCGCGCTGTCGCCCCCATCCAAAGCAAGGTCCGCTGCTCCCACGGGAATCGGCGCATCCATCCAGATAAACTCCCCCATCATTTTGGCGAGCATGCCAGCGGGGATGATAGAAATTTTAGTGCCCTGTTTTGGATACATCCCCCGGCCCATCGTCATGAAGCCGGGCGAATCAGTGCCGCCCGCGTTCTGCGCGATTAACTCAAGCCCGGCCCGGGTTTGAAGTCCGGGGTAGATGATTTTATTCTGGATAACGTTTTCACATTTCTGGCCATCCAGCCGAAGAACATCCCATCCGCGAAGAGACTTCCAGCGAAAATGAACGTCTTCGTCCAATGCGTTCCATCCAAACACTGGTTCGGCGCGTTTAGCGACTTCGTCCCCGATGTTAGTGGGATTATACGCCCCGAACAATTTGAACCCTCCGTCGCCGGAAACAAGCGAGAGAACATTATCAATGTCGTGCCATATCCCCATAGGTATGTTTTCAAACTCGTCGCAGAAAATAAACATGCGTGAGAGGGGACCAAAAATTGGGTGCGATTCTGGACGCGGCTTTCTCTTTCCACCCTGTAATCGGCCAGCCTTTTTAACATTGCCCTTGGGGATTACGATACCACGAATTGACGCAGTCTGATTACGCCGGTCCATCCCGATAAACAAATCCCCGACCTTCCCCGGCATTGGCAAGCTTGCCTGATTATGAAGCGCCACGAGATGCGAAAAAAGATTTTGCTCCAAATGGTCCTCGCTGGGACCCAAGACGCGTATGCCGGTCCACTCCGGGTCTCGAATCCACTCAAGAAAAAGTCTAACGCCAAGAGAATAAGATTTTCCCATGGACGCTGCACCCATGATAAGTCCGTGGTCCGATGTCTCAAACAGATTCCAGATGTCTTTAACGCTTTGGGGGTCCGGGGTAAATTGGTTCGGACTCCAAAGGATTTTGGCCGCATCCGCCATGTAGTTGCTATTTAGCAACTGGTGAACGTAGGTCTGAACAATGGGTAGAATCTTACGACGTTCGGTCTGCGCAGAAATCCTAACGTTTAAACCGCAATAATCCGATATGCCCTGAGCCGCCCCCCACATGCGGTCGGCGTGGACTTCAGCGGCAACTTGGCTGGCGATGTCGTTAGGCTGCACGCGCCGCGAGGATTTGCTGCTCCGAGAAGCTGGGGGGATACATCACAATCCGAGCATGCCGCCAGCCCGGAGCGCCATAGCGCTTGACATGAAAATTCTTCTGCCGAGGGCGGTGGCCGTAGTTTATGGTCCGCACTGAGACGGAACACTTGGCTTTGCGGGCCTTAGTAGCGGTGCGGACGGATTGGTTTTGAAGTTCCTTGGGGGAAATCAGGCCGGGTTTCCAGCCGTGGGCAGCCCAGCTTCGCTGCCAGAGCCGTATTAAACCCGAGTCTTCCGGGGAGTAGACCGTGAGAATTTGCATATTCTGGGTAATAGTTACCCAGAAAATGGTAGCGGGGGAGGGATTTGAACCCCCGACCTTCAGGTTATGAGCCTGACGAGCTACCGGGCTGCTCCACCCCGCTATAAATTGGCAGCCCCGGCAGGAATTGCACCCACATCTCCCCGCGCAAGCGGGGTGGTTTTGTTTTTAACCTACAGGGCTAAAGGGCCTCCGTTTTATGTGGTTCCGGAGGCGGGGTATGAAAGTAACCAGCGAATTGCAACACGCCGCCACATTCCCCTTCCGCTTTCGCGGAAAATGTCTCTGCGAGGGATTAAGCCCTCGCAGAGTTTGCCGCACCTTACGATGCTGCGTTTCCTCGTGGGTATCAATTGTAGTTGAGCGGGATTTTTGACGGGTTCCACCGCACCGGTCGCTACAAACGGAGCCGGTAATCCACAACGAGGAAAAAGTTTCGCATCCGTGACAGGCATTACTCACCGTGTTGGCAGGTGCCGCAGCTTTCGCCGGTCCTTTTATACCCTAGGGTATCGCTTGGTTCCTGTCCACGTCGTATTGAGCTGTTTCGAGAGTATGTATTCTCCCACGCGGGCCGGATGCAAATGGAGGACACGGCGGGAATTGAACCCGCGTCCTTGTTACGCGCCATTAAAAATGATACACATGCTTTAGGGGCAACACTGGTTTGCCCTCCACCATCCGGTTTTGACAAGACCGGCATCTTGCAGTAAGCCTGCTGCGACGTTCTTCCCGGATAGCAGGCGTCCTCGGGAGAACGGCTGGTCAGGCTATGACCAGAGCAACATCACCCTTTTCGGTGAAGCCGAACTTTGCGAGAATCGCATCAGCTTCGGCAACCGAAGGGGCCATGTCCATCGAGTGATTTGTATCAGTTCGAGTTTTGCCTCGGTAGTTTTAAAGTGGCCAACGAGACATCCACTGCATGCACTTTCAACGGTCTCGCATCAAGTCGAAACCTTTACGTGCCCAAAAATCTCAAAGAACAGGGGGACGTAGCAGGCTTTGAACCTGCGGCTGAGAGGCTTTTTTAAAAGGAGCCGTAAAATCGCCCCGTATGCCGTCCCAGTCTCCGATTACGTAAGGTTTAAACCACTCACCCATACGTCCCCGTGGCGGAGTTATATGCCCCGCCAAAATTGGTGGAGTTCTCTCCCTCCAAGTCACGCCGCTTGCGGGGGCGTTCCCTATCCAACGGGGGCCTAGTCTTGCTTTAACTGCCCGGGTTGACTATCCGGGCAACCCGTCAAAGTCTTTCCGTTCTGATAATCCGGGTGGACCCCGTTCTGAATCCGGGCCAGCCGGAGTTCGGCTTCCTCTTTATGCCGGGCAGCCGCGCTCTCGACGGCATCCGTCTTGCAACTGCACTGCCCTTTTGATTTCAGATATTGGAAATACGCACCACGCATTTGATTCGCTTTCTATTCAAGACCGAGTTTACCGTATCGTTAGACCATCGCTTGCCGTGCCGGGTAAAATGTCCGGCAGCATTCAACTCTATCGCAATGTCCTCATAAGAGAAACCTTTTTCTCTATATTCTTTCATCGCCTTTAAGATGTCACCTTCCCCCGGGTGATGTCCATAAGGTTTTTTTCCTTCCGTCCAGCCCGCCTTCAAAACCCGATTGCGCTGTTTGGCGCTCCGAAGCTTCGCGACCAGCTTGGACTTCTCCCACTGCGAGAGCGCTCCAAGGATTTGGCGCATCAAAATCCGGGTAGGGTCTGCATCGCTTTGCGCCATGTCGATAAGAACCCCTTGGTCCGCACAGAAAACTTTCAGGTTCCGGTCGCGGCATTCCCGAAGCAAAAACTCGGAGACCATTAAGTCACGGGCGAGCCGGTCCATATTCTCCACTACGATGGCTTCGATTTTAAAATCAGCAAGTGCCTCGGCTTTCTGTAGCATATCCGCGAAGGTGGGCCGGTCCATCCCGTCAACCGTGCCAGAGACTCCTTTCTCAGAGAACTCCCCGAGGCACACCAAACTGTGCTTGTCTCGAAAGCGTGA